TAGGTGGAGGGCAAAGGTAATGTCGTCATATGGATAGAAACGCACTAAATTAAGTTCTGGCTTTGTGTATTAACAAGAGTTGATCAGCTCTCTAACACTTAGCGGATCTCTTAATCAATGCGTTTCCTAATGCCTGCTTAACCGCCTATCACTAAAAATTTTCTCAAAATCCAACATAATTATTGGTTAAACAGGCATTAGATAACGGTTCGTGGGCTTGTGCCTGTTTCCCCAACCGTTGTAGCAACTATTTCTAGTCGTGGTTTTCCACTCAAGCAAGTAAGCAGTGCTGCCCTTGATTTTCCGTCCACCTCTCTTAGGACGAGAAACACAGTTTTCTGCTCGGGGGTTACTCAACTTAACGCAGTTGATCACTTACCGCCATTGCCACACCATCATGTTAAAGAGCAAGGGATTAAGAGGATTTTTTCTAAAATACCTATATTGCGTTGGTTAATTGATAAAAAATAACCAACCTCTTAATCCCTAATTTTTTAAAGAGCATTGAGATTTTTTTACTGCATCTCGTTTTGATGGATTTAGTTTATTAAAAAATAAACTTTAGATCAATACGTTTATTTATTTTTTGATAAAATTTTTGCAATATGTTTATTAAAATATTAATAAATAAAGAAAAAATTTTTTAGGTAGGATGTTTGATTGATTAATTTTTACTCAAATTGATATTGTTGAGAGGTAGAAATGGACAAATGAACTTGTTTAATAAACAAATGAACAGTTGATTTTTGTAGAAAATTGAACAAGTGATTTACTCAATTTAAGAAAATACTGTAAGCTGAACTATCATTTTCATGGCGTCATGAAAATGGTTAAGCTCGGAAGAATAATGATTGAGCAAGAGGTATAGATTTATCTATTATTTTGAAATTATTTATAATTTTCGAGTTAAGCAAGATTTTATTGAAAATAAGCAAGGATAAAGGTAAAGAAAAATCACCAATTATCGGTTTGAATTATGTTATTTAATTTTTGAATTCTTCTAAAACTTTCTGTTTTCTAGATGCAGCGTCAGCACGGTTTTTTAATTTAATTTTAAAATCATTAACATCATCTACTATGGCAAAAAAATGAAACATACAAACGATATCCGCTAGTACCGCACCTGCTAATATATAGATAATTTCATTGCGATAGGCTGGAGCAAATGCTAACCCTAATACAACAATAATGCTGGGAATGACTAATATACATACCAATAGATAAAGCTGCTTACGTTTAGTGTTAATAATTGATGTTAATCGTCTTTTTTCACTTTCTTTTAGTCCAACATAAATTGTATCAGTCCTGAGTTCTTTGAGTGTATTAGCAAAAGCAGTTAGTGGTGCAATTATCAGAGACACTAGTAAGAAAGATGTGTTTGAAAGATCGGTTTTAAAATAACACACAGCAAACGAAGCGGCTTTGTATCCAAAACCGCCTAATAGTAATACTAGTATAATGGTTAATTTAAAACTTTTCATGGCTGATCAAGTGGTTCAAGTTCTATTTCATCTTCTGCAATTTTAGCTATTAGCCAATCTTTCATTTGTTTGCGTAGATCGGTTTCATCAATAATTCCTTTTTCATTGATTTTAACAGCGATGTCGCCTGATAATTTTACTTCGCCCCCTCGTAATATACCACCGTTTTTTAGAATTATTTTAACATCATCATCATGTGTATGCCGGATAGAGTGTGCAATAGTATCGATAAAAGATTGTCCTTTTGCAGTTGTTTTACGATCGTAAGTAATCTCTAAATTAATACGTAAGTTAGATTCGTCAAGACAATCTTCGAGTTTTGCATCAGAAAAATTTGGAACAATCTGCTTTAACAATCCTATTCCGATATCAGGAGTAAACCGCAATGATTTAGTATTTGTCACTAAACGATGTTGTTCTTTTAGTTTTGGGAGATTATCTCTTTTTTCCTCTTCAGATTTCTTTTCGTCAGGAGTAAAACTACCAGCCAAATCTGTACCAATTGTAATTTTCTTCACTGGCTCCTTTTCTACTAATTCTCTAACCATTTTAGGTGGTTGAATAGCAAGTGACAAAGTTGAAGTAACTTGCAATATTTCTGATTTTTCAGTAAGTAGCCAATAAAGATGATTTTCTAAATCACGCTCTGAGAGTGCTTTGGATTTCAATATAACTAGATGATTGTTGAAGACTAAAAAATAGAGAATAGAGTTAATAAATTCCTTGCGGTGTTTTTTATCATTCTCGGTGTTTTCATTTAAATTGAATGGTAAAATAGAATAGGATTTTGCTCCATCCTCCATTTCTAATACAGCCTGTTGTTTTCCAGATTCAATATAAACTAACTGGCAAAATAACATTTTCCCTTCATCTACATAAGCATTAATGAATCTTACCTCCTCTGAACCAGCATTGATTTTTTCCATTCGTTTTGAAGCAATAGAAAGATCACTTGATTTCAATACTTTTTCTAATAAGCTTTGGAGTGATTCTTGATTATCTGTGATAGTTGAATAACGATAGTGAATGCTCTTTTTCATTTCATTTACCCATAGTTGTTTTTTATATAGTTTATTGCTGTTTCTTATGTTAAGTTCTTAAAATTAAATCTGAAGCTAAACAGCAACATCAATGTTTACGTAATAACATTCATCTTCTGGTTTATCACAACAAAACCGAGTACCAGAAAACTTTGCCTAAAACCGTAAGATCTTCTAAGTTTGCGACTTCATCTGGATGTTCTTCCGAGTTGTAGCTTCTTATTTTCACCTGATTATTCGGCATATTGTAGAGGATTTTTATTCTTAATAATCCACCGTGGTTTATTGCATATATCTTCCCATCTCTGATAGTTTTATTGCCGAGATCAATGCCCACTGTTGTTCCATCTGGTATAACAGGTTCCATGGAATTACCATCCGCCGTAACGCAAACAGCATTTTCATATGATACGCCTTGTCTTCTTAAAGTTGCTTTAGAAAATCTAAGTTTAAAATTGTTATAGTCCATTATGTCATCAGCAAATCCATTCCCAGCAGAGAGTCTAATTTCTTTGAAAAAAGGAATTTCTATCTCATCATTTGAGAGAGGAGTATGTCTATCCCATAATTCAAATGCCCCAATTTCTTTAATATTGGAAACGATATTATTGTTACTATCTACGCTAACGGGAGTATCTAAGTAAAATTCACCCATGCCATAATCTTTTTCTAATCTTCTAGCCAATCTTTCCCCAAAAGATTTAGCTGAACCATTTATTTGCTGAGATATTAGACTTTTATCTTTATCAGGGTACTTCTTATCTGAGAAGAATCTTTTCAAATTTTCCCTACGAATACTAGTTAGATCTATTTTTTTCATAGATTCCTCCTTAGTTAATTTTTCACCATTTTATTTAGTATTTAGTAAATAAGCAAAAAATTAATGATTGACTTATTGTTTATCTATAAATAAACTTAATTTTATTTTTAACTAAACTAAAGTTTATGAAACTGACAGAATATTTATCAAATAGACAACGTGGTTTTAAAGCAAATTTTGCAAAACAGGTGGGAGTATCTATGTGTTTTTTAAGAAACTGCGAGATGGGGAGAACAAAGATACCACCGTATTTAGCAAAAAAAATAGAGGTAGCTACAAATGGGGAAGTATCTAAATCTGAAATGCGACCAGATTTATGGGATTAGTGTTTTGTATGTAATAAAAAACCACCGCGGCAACGGTGGCAAGTTATAAAGGAAATGTATATGAATGCATTATTACCAATAAATACGAAAAAAGCAAGCATTACGATGAGTAGTCGTGAAATTGCGGAATTGGTTGAGGCGAGACACGATTCGGTAAAAAGAACCGTTGAACGCTTACAGGACAAGGGATTAATTCAACTTACACCATTGGTGGAAGTTAAAAATCATTTAGGACAAACCGTTTTAGAGTATCAACTTATTAAGCGAGATACTTATGTCGTTGTCGCCCAACTTTGCCCTGAATTTACTGCGCGCTTGGTTGATCGTTGGCAAGAATTAGAAGCACAACAAGCAAACAACGCTTTTTCAATTCCTCAAACATTAGCTCAAGCCCTACGTCTAGCCGCTGAACAAGCAGAGAAGATCGAGCAGCAAGAATAGTTAATTGCGTTACAAGCGCCGAAAGCCGCATTTGTCGATCATTATGTTGACGTTGGCACCAGTAAATCGCTGCGTGAAACCGCGAAAATTTTAAAGATGCCGGAGAAAGCGATGATCGAACGTTTGATCGAAGATCGGTTGTTGTTTCGTCAATCAGGCAAGTTATTGCCGTTTGCCAGTGAGAAAGCGAAGCCGTTGTTTACGGTGAAAACGGGAACGGCTGAACACGGACATAACTATACGCAAACTCGAGTTACCGCTGAGGGTATGCGTTTTATTGCTGAACAATATGCAACGGAGTTGATGTTATGAGATTTAGTAGTTACATAAATAACCAACGTTGTCTTGAATGGGGCTTAAATGCAAATCAAGGGGCATTATTTGATTTGCTTAATCAAGCGGCATCTTGGGCAAAAGAAATCGTTATTGAAGGTGTTGTTTATTATTGGGTATCTCGTAATGAAGTTATCAAAGAATTACCCCTATTTTACTCAAAATCAGACACCGTTTATCGCCACTTTAAAGATTTGTCAGATAAAGGATTAATTGAATATAAAAAATTAGACAGTAAAGACCTTATTCGTTTAACAGAAAAAGGCAAAACGTGGAATGAATTTGGCTCGGAAATAAATCCGACGCTCGGAAATAAATCCGAAAATACTCGGATTGAAATCCGAAATAGCTCGGATCTAAATCCGACAAATAATAATACTAATAATAAAAATACTAATGATCATATTAATAAAAAAACTACGCAAAAAAAATCGCCGACACTCGAATTGTTAGCCGAATTTGGGATTACTGGACAACTAGCCGAAGATTTTATTACTCACCGCAAAGCAAAAACGGCACCGATTACCAGGACGGCACTTGAACGCCTACAAAAACAAGCTGACTTAGCAAAACTACCGCTTGCGGAGGTGGCGGAAGTGATGATTGAACGAGGTTGGCGAGGGTTTAAAGCTGATTGGGATTGGAATGGAACACAAGTAAATAAATCTAATAAACCAAAATTTGATGACAACGATGACAGTTGGTGGCGTGGGAAAACGATTGAGATTCGGGGGTATTAATGCGTAATTTTGCCAATACAGAACTTTCCAAGTTGGTGGGGAAAGAGCCTACTTATCAAGCACCAATCGGTGAACAAGTTATTCCGCCACAAGTAGCAAAATTTGTCGATCGACTATTTATTCGCTTAAAAGCTTTATTTCCAAGATGGCAATTAGCTTTTGATGGTGAAGAAGGTTATCAAGAAGCGAAACGTTTTTGGCTAGAAGCGCTTGTGAATAACGGTGTTACGACTGCAGAACAATTCAAACGAGGTATTGCGCAAGCTGAACGTGAGGATAGTGGATATTTACCTAGCGTTGGTCAGTTTATTAAGTGGTGCAATGCTGAAAATAACGCCGAGTTAGGATTACCAACAGTCGATGAATTGAAATACCGCTTAAACCGATTCCGTGCGTACGGTGGTTTTGCGGAAATTGATCGGTTTGAGTTTATATCAGATGCGGAATATTGGCTGATTACTGAGATTGCAAACAAATCAATCCAAAATGGCTATAGCGAAGCACAGGAAATTAAGGTGATTGAAGATGCTTTAGACAAAATGGCAAAGCGGTTGATGAAAGGTGAAAAATTACCAAAGCCATCTAGATCGTTACCTGAGAAAGTCGAATATCTCGATCCTGAACAGGTTAAAAAAGGTTGGGCCAATTTGAAAGCGTTAGTGGCGAGAGGTTAGTAATGAGTTTTGATAAAGACGCATACCCAACACCAATATCACTATTTAATCAAATTAATGATGAATTTAATTTTACGATTGACGGGGCAGCATTGCCACACAATGCAAAGTTAGATCGTTATATTACGCCAGAGATGGATTTTATGACATATCCACTAGAAAACGAGCGAATCTGGATTAATCCACCATTTAGCGATCTACATAGCTTTGTTAAGCGAGCAGTTGATCTATATGAAAACCACGACTGTTTAGTTGTGATGCTTTTGCCTGTAGATATCAGCACAAGATGGTTTTCGCTAATTGTAGAAAAAGCAACGGAAATACGCTTTATTGTTGGTGGACGAATTAAGTTTTTAAATCCAGAAACAGATAAATGGACTGATGTTTGTCGAGGGAATCATTTGGCTATATTCGATCCTAAACATAAAGCAATGGGGCAAGTTATTCGTCATGTCCATATTGATAATTTTGCAAATCTGGAGTGGCGATAACTAATGATTATTGAAATGGTTAAAGGTGCTGGTGGCACATTTGTTGCAGCAGATGACATATATCTCCCAGCACTGCAAAAATTTAAAAATGGTGAGATATACGAAGTTGAGGTAAAGCGAACTCGCAATCCTCAATTTCACCGTAAAGTCTTTTCCTTTTTTAAATTTTGTTTTGAACATTGGGCCGCAGATAAAACAGATTGGAAGTATTTTGATGAAAGAAAGCAATTTGACACATTCCGCAAGCATTTAACCGTGTTAGCAGGCTTTAAGGAGGTGAGTTATACGATAGATGGACGGGTGCGGGTTGAAGCTAAATCATTAAGTTACGGAAATATGGAACAAGATGAGTTTGAAGAATGTTATTCAGCATTAATTAATGCCACTTTAAAGCATATTTTCAACAATACAACCGATCAAAAAATTATTAATCAGCTATATGCGTTTTTTTAGGTGGCAATGATAATGGCAAATTTAAGAAAGGAAGCGAAAGGACGTGAATGTCAGGTGAGATTACCTGGAATCTGTAATCATAATCCTGAAACCGTTGTGCTAGCACATTTTAGAATGGCAGGGCTAAATGGGGTGGGTATGAAGCCAGATGATATGTTTGGAGCATGGGCTTGCAGTAGCTGCCACGATGAAATCGATCGCCGTACACGGCAAATGCCTTATGAAGATGCTCGATTAGCTCACGCAGAAGGGGTATTGCGAACGCAGGCGATATTAAGAACGGAGGGTAAGCTATGAGTGATTGGGTAGAACTCTGCTTGCCATATCCACCAAGTGTTAATCATTACTGGCGACATACACGGCAAGGACGACACTATATCTCAAAAGCAGGGAGAGAGTTTAGACAAAAAGTTTTGAATATCTGTAATCAGTTTGATCCTATTGCAGGCACAGTACAAATGCAAATAGATGTGTATTACCCAGACAATCGAGAACGTGATCCAGATAATTTGCAAAAAGCCTTATTTGACGCGCTTACTGCTTCTGGAATCATTGAGGGAGATAGCAATAGAGTTATAAAAGATTATCGAGTTAAGAGTGTCGGTGTAGTAAAAGGCGGTATGGTAGTGGTTAAATTAAAGGAATTAAGGTAATGAAGTATTTAAGTGATTTACAGCTAACTAATGAGCAAGAAAAATGGGTAAAAGAGTGGCTCTGTAAATGGGGGGCTTGGATTCGCTCAGGAAGATTAGATAAAAGACAAGTTAATATCATTGGTAGATTAATGGATGGCGTAACTCCTGCAGATCCGTCAGACCCAATTTGTACAGATGACGAGGGATTGATGATTAGTCAAATAATTGATGAATTTTTTACTACACAAGATAAAGAATTGCACTTTATTGTTTATGGTCATTATGTGGATAAAATGACTGTTAATAGATTATCTGTGGTGCTTTTTGATGAAATTGAACCTCGACTTATGAAACATTGTATGAATAAACCATCTATAAGAAAGCCAAGTTTAAAGACAGTAAAACGTTATGTTCAGTGTCGGTTAGATTTAGCAACTGCTATTATTCACGAAATGCTTGTAAAAGGATTTACTATCTTAAAAAATGTCGCTAAAAATCGCAAAAATATCAAAGTTTGCTATTGACAAGTTTGGGTCACTGTCCTATCATTTCATGTAATGGTGGGCGTTGTGTAAATATTGTTCACCAAGTGAGAGATTTCTAACCCTAGGCAGCAATGTCTGGGGTTTTTTATTACCTCTGAAATGGAGGTGGAGAAATGAAAATGCCAGACAAAGATCCTGGAGTGTGGCTCATTATCTGGGCATATCTCCAACAAAATTACAATGCCATTGCGGGTTTCGTGATGGCTTTTTTTATGTCTATGTTACGGGCTGCGTTTTTAAGACAAAAAAGTTCGTATCGACAGCGGATGTTAGATGGTGCGATATGTGGCGCATTAACGTTAGCTGGAATGTCGTTACTAAATTTTTTAGGGATGCCAGAGAACTTAGCGGTATTTGCGGGTGGGATGCTAGGGTTTATCGGGGCGGAAAAAATACGTGAGTTTTTGTTTAGATTTATCAGTACAAAAGTAGGAAAAGATGAGTAAGTTTAAATTTTCAACAACGAGTGAAATGCGCTTGGTTGGTGTACATCCAGATTTGCTTAAAGTAGTACGAACAGCCATTTCAGAATCAGATTTCGATTTTGTGGTTGTTGAAGGGAAACGTAGTAAAGCAAGACAAGCAGAACTTGTTAAAAGTGGTGCAAGTAAGACAATGAACAGTCGTCACTTAACTGGCCACGCAGTTGATTTAGCTCCAATCACAGTTGAAAAGGGCAAAACGGTTATTGACTGGAAAAACAAAGCAAAATTTAACGCATTGGCAGAATTAGTTAAATCTATCGGTAAACGTTTGAATATTGATGTTGAGTGGGGTGGAGATTGGCGTACTTTTTACGACGGACCACATTTCCAACTAAGCCGTAAATCCTATCCTGACAGGTGAGATATGTTCACAACAAACAAATGGCTATATGCGATAGCTATCATTGCATTGTTACTTATCAGTGTAGTGTATCAATACAATCTTATTAAAGATTTAAAAGTTGAGATGGCTAAGCAGTCGGACACGATAGCAACACAAAGCGCAACGATTATCCAGCTACACGCAGAGACGGTCAATAATCAAAAACTGACACTTGAGTTAAGTAAACAAGAATCAGATACAAGGAGTAAATCAGATGATGTTATCAAAAACATATCAGCAGATGACAAAGCAAGTGATGCATATAACAGTGCTGCTCCTCGTAATATTATTGAGTTCTTGCGCAAGTAAGCCGGTAACAATTATTCAACCAAAAATTCCTGCGATACTAATTAGTTATTTAGACCGTACAAACTTTAATGGTCGTACTTACGGTGATGTCGCACAGTATGCCGTTATTTTAAAGCGTGAACGTGATATTTGTTTGAATCGCATTGATAGGATTAGAGAGTGGCAGGTACAACATGCGCAAAAATAAAGGGCGTGATTCGTGGCATCATCTTTACTATCGGAAATCGTGGAAACAATTGCGATTAGATCATCTATCCGAAAATCCACTATGTGAGTACTGTTTGCGAGAAGGCAAAATAACATTAGCTACTGTGGTGGACCACATCAAACCGCATAAGGGTGATTTACAGTTATTTTTAGACCCACATAACTTGCAATCACTTTGTAAGTTACATCATGACAGCGCGAAACAAAAAGCTGAAATTCATCAAATGCATGAAATTGGTTGTGATGTAAATGGCTTTCCACTTGATAAAAACCATCATTTCAATAAATAAAAAAGTGTTTAACCAGGGGAGGGCGGGTAAAAAGTTCAACGAAAAAGCCCAAGCAACCGCCCCTGGAACTCAATTTTATCGCTATTACAGTTTTTTAATGATTTTTTTATTGCTTTAGGAGGTTATGTATGAGTGGACGCAAATTGCGTAGTGATAGCTCCACTGCAAAAGTGTTAGCCGCTAAAGCTGCACAAACAACGCTATCACCACCACAAAAATTAACAAAATTAGAAACCCGTTATTGGGAAAGTATTATCAATAGCCGAGCATTAGACAGTTGGACCCCGATTGACAAAGAGCGAGCTGTAAAACTCGCAAAACTTTATGTTGAAATCGATGATTATGAAAAAGAATTACAAGGTTATCGTCGCTGGATAAAAACAGACAACGGCACATTGAAAATGCATCCATTACATTATGTCGTAGAGGACTTATATAAACGTGAAATCCAAATGTGTCGCAGCTTACAAATCCACAGCCGAGCAACACAAGGAGAAAGTCGCGATCAGGTCAAAACTAATCAGCTTTATCAGGCCGCAAGAAAAACAATCGAGGAAGATGATGGGTTAATAGCGAGGTTAAATTAATGACGAAAGGGGAGAAGGTGATTGCCTTTATTGAGCGATATTGCTTAGTTCCCGAAGGGACATTAGTAGGACAAGCTATTAAATTGGAGCCATTCCAAAAACAATTTATCCATGATGTGTACGATAATCCCGCAGGAACGAACCACGGAATATTATCGATTGGACGTAAAAATGGCAAAACCGCATTGATTGCGTGCTTGTTGTTAGCGCATTTAGTGGGGCCAGTCGCGGTGCAAAACTCGCAAATTGTCAGCGGAGCAATGAGCCGAGATCAAGCGTCATTAGTTTTTAACCTGGCGGTGAAAATGATACAACTAAATCCGAAATTAGAGGGACTAGTTGCGGTTAAGCCGTCCGGAAAACGGCTTATCGGCATACCATTGAATGTTGAATATCGTGCTTTAGCCGCAGATGGTAAAACCGCACAAGGGTTATCTCCGGTGCTTGCAATATTAGATGAAGTCGGGCAGGTACAAGGCAGTCAATCCGCCTTTGTTGACGCAATTACAACTGCACAAGGTGCACATAAGCACCCCTTATTATTAACGATTAGTACCCAGGCGGCAAATGATGCAGATTTATTATCGGTATGGATTGATGATGCGTTAACAAGTAAAGATCCGCACACCGTATGTCACGTTTACACTGCGGACAAATCCCTTAGTCTTTTAGATCCAGAAGCGTGGAAACAAGCTAACCCTGCATTAAGCGTATTTAGAAGTGAAGACGATATTAGAAAGTTGGCAGAAAAAGCGAATCGAATGCCAAGTTTTGAAAATACATTCCGCAATCTCAATTTGAATCAGCGTGTAAGTGCGGTATCACCGTTCGTCTCACAAGATGTATGGAAGCAGAATGGCTCAAAGCCAAATGAAGCACACGGTTTAGCAGTATATGGGGGATTAGATTTATCCGCACGCACCGACTTAACGGCATTAGTGTTAGTTGCGGTTACGCCACAAGGAAAGGTCAATGTCTATCCTTATTTCTGGACACCCAAAGAGGGTTTGGCGGATAGAGCAAAACGTGACCGAGCACCTTATGATGTTTGGGTTAAACAAGGATTTATCCGTACAACACCCGGAGCAACGGTCGATTATACGCATGTCGTGCGAGACATCGCTGACATATTAAGTGATTTTGATGTGAAATCGATAGCTTTCGACCGGTGGCGAATAGATATCTTTAAAAAAGAGCTTGAATTGCAAGGGTTAAGTTTACCACTTGTTGAATTTGGTCAGGGGTTTAAAGATATGTCTCCTGCAATTGATGCTGTTGAAAGTGATTTGTTGAATAACCGCTTTGCTCACGGTATGCATCCAGTATTAACGATGTGTGCAGCAAATGCTGTTATTGCGCAGGACGCTGCGGGTAATCGCAAATTTGAAAAGCAGAAAGCAACAGGCAGAATTGATGGCTTGGTGGCGTTGGCTATGGCACGCGGTATTGCTGAAACAGCAAATGTCCCATTAGATATAGACAATTATTTCAGGAATATAGTAATCGCATGAGTACAGAAACATTAAATGATGTGGGGTGGTGGTCTCGCTTTTACACTCGCTGGTTTGGTGGAGGTAAACGTTTAGATAAAGGTGGGGTTGTTGAGCCATTTATCAGTCAAACAACGAATACCGGTGCAGTTGTTGATGCTGAAACGGCATTAAAGTTATCTGCGGTGTGGGCGTGTGTAAAACTGCGTAGCCAAACTATTGCATCGTTACCGTTACATTTAAAAGATAAGGATAGTGCAATTGCATTAAAACATCCGCTTTATCACATCATCCACGACTCACCAAACGCAGATATGAGTGCGAGTGAATATTGGGAAGCACAAATTGCTAGCTTAGATTTGTGGGGAAATGCGTATAGTCGTATTAACCGTGCAAATGGCAGAATTATCTCGCTTGAAGTGTTAGATCCACAGTATATGCAAGTTAAACGTAATGCATTTGGGGAAATTATTTATAACTACACGAAAGAAAATGCGGATGGTGGAAGTTATCGAGAAGATGATATTTTACATTTTAGAGGATTTACATTAGATGGCTTAATTGGATTATCTCCTATCCGCTACCAAGCACAATGTATGGGAATGCAGATTGCTGCCAATAGCGCGGCGGGCAATGCTTTTAAGAATAACTTAAAGGCAGGCGGTTTTATTAAAACAGGAGAACGGGTTTTATCAGATGAAAATCGTACATTACTGCGTGAAGCCTTATCACAGTTTGGGCACCCAGAAAATGCAGGTAAATGGATGGTTTTAGAGGCAGGTATGGAACCCGCAACCATGGCAGGGTCGTGGATAAATCCGATGGACGCACAACTGTTAGAAAGTCGATATTTCGGTATTGAAGAAATATGCCGAGCATTTAGTGTTCCACCTCAATTAATTTATAGTTCAGATAAAGCCTCGTCGTGGGCATCAAGCTCAGAGCAAATTAATCTTAATTTCTTAACATACTCACTTGCTCCAACGTTAAGACGGATAGAACAAACCATTACGCGTAAATTACTCAAACCAATCGACCGATCAGTCTATAGCCCTGTATTTAGTGTTGAGGGCTTATTGCGTGCGGATAGTGCAGGGAGAGCGAGTTTTTACTCGCAAATGTTACAAAACGGTGTAATGACGCGTAATGAAGTGCGCCGTTTAGAAAATTTACCACCAATGCCAGGTGGGGATGTATTGACCGTGCAGTTAAACCTTACCTCGATTGATAAAATCGGAGAACAGAATAATGAACAAAATTAAAGATTTACAGTTTAAAGCACAAGCCGTCAAAGATGACGGCTTTTTTGCGGGCTATTGTAACGTCTTTGATGTGAAAGATAGTTACGATGAGATTGTGAGAAAAGGTGCTTTTTTAGCCTCAATCAATGCATGGCAATCACGCGGGAAAATGCCGCCAGTATTATGGAATCATGATCGTAATCAGCCGATTGGGGTGTGGACAACATTAAAAGAAGATGAGCATGGACTATATGGTGAAGGACGCTTATTGATTAATGATGTTGCAAAAGCGAAAGAGGTGCATGCATTGCTGATGGCGGGGGCGATTGATGGACTATCTATCGGTTATCGTCTTAATAAATGGTCATATGATGAACAGAATGAGATTTTAGAATTACTGGATATTGATCTCACAGAAATCTCGGTTGTTACGATGCCCGCGAATGAAGAAAGCCGTATTAGCGTTGTGAAATCAGCATTAGAAAAAGGCAGCTTACCGACATTATCCGAATTTGAAAAAGCCCTGAGAGATTTAGGGTTTTCAAAATCGCAAGCCGTGATCGTTGCTAGTCATGGATTGCGAAAGTTATTAAATCAGGGCGAGCCTGACAACAATCACATTAGCAACGCAATTACTATCTTAAAATCAATTAATGAGGAATAAATTATGCCAGATTTAAAAGACGACAATGTAGAACAGCTCGCTACTGAGTTGAAGAAAGCCACAGATCATGTAAAAGCCTTAGGGGAAGAACTTACAGGGAAAATGGCAGGTGGTGAAAAACGCTTAGATGACCTAAAAGGTCAAGTTGATGAAGCGTTAACAGCAATGAATGAAGCGAAATCACGCTTAGATGACATTGAACAGAAAATGTCACGACGTGGTCCACAACATACGCAAGAAAAATCAGCAGTTGAACAATTGATGGAAACTGAGTCTTTTAAAGAGTTTGTACAAAATCCACGTGCGGGTAAATCAGTACAAATTGCAGTAAAAGCAGCGGCTACTATCACTAGTGCAATGACTAATACTGCAGGCTCAGCGGGGGTACTTGTACCAGAACAACGTCTGCCAGGCATTATCGCGACACCAGACCAACGATTAACAATGCGGGATTTAATTGCGAAAGGTACCACCTCAAGCAATGCAATTACGTACATCAAAGAGACTGGTTTTACAAATGGTGCGGCATATCAAGCGAATGAGGGTGATAAAAAGGCACAATCTGATGTGAAATTTGAAGAGGTCTCACTTGGGGTGAAAACCATTGCACATTATATGAAAGCCTCTCGTCAAATTTTAGATGATGCTGCAATGTTGCAAAGCTATATTGATGGGCGATTAATGTATGGTTTAAAACTCTTTGAAGACCGTCAGTTATTGAATGGTACAGGGTCGAGTGGAACACTACACGGTATTTTACCGCAGGCAACGGCTTTTGCTGACCCAACTGCAAAAACAGAATATACCATTATCGACCAATTACGGTTAGCACAATTGCAAGTATTACTCGCTGAATACCCAGCAAGTGGATATGTATTAAATCCGATTGATTGGACGAAGATCGAACTCGAGAAGGACGGTATTGGACGCCATATTATCGGCGATCCGCAAGGTACAGCCCAACCGACATTATGGGGTTTGCCAGTCGTACAAACTCAAGCCATCGCAGTAGGAACCTTTTTAACCGGGGCATTTAGCTTAGGTGCACAAGTATTTGATCGACAATCTGCAACATTAGCGATTGCGACAGAAAATGAAGATGACTTTGTACGTAACTTAGTCACTATTTTGTGCGAGGAGCGTTTAGCGTTAGCCGTGTATCGTCCAGAAGCCTTTGTTAAGGGTACGTTGGCGGCTAAAGTTAAGGCTGCATAAATCGTCACGCTGTAATGGCGCATTTTGATTGAGAGAATTTCAACAATGTTAACTCTTGAATTGATTAAACAGCATTGTCGTATTGATGTTGATGTAGATGATGAGCTATTGCAAGCCTATCATCGTGCTGCACGAACTTATATACAAAGTTTGCTTAATCGTAAGTTATACGACGAAGTTGAACCTGATAATGGTATGGATAGACTTGTCATTAATTCCGCAATTGAGCATGCGATATTAATGACAATTGCGCATTGGTATGAGCATCGAGAAAGTGTCGTTGTCGGTACTATTAGCTCAAAAGAAGTTGAAGAAGGTGTTTGGCGATTGATACAACCGTATCGGAAAATGGGGGTATAAATGGAAATCGGCAGATTACGGCAGCGTATCACATTACAAAAGCAAGTTAATGTACGTAACAGTTATGGTGGTGTTGTTACTGAATGGCAAAATATGACAACCGTTTGGGCGGAAATAAAGCCTATTAGTGGACGTGAGTATTTTGCTTCACAACAAGTGCAATCCGAAGTCACTACTCAAATTACATTACGTTATTTAGCGGATATTGAGCCAACAATGCGTGTGAAATTTAATGAAAGACATTTTGAAATTATCTCTGTGATTAATCCGCAAGAACGTAACATCACATTACAACTTATGTGTAAAGAGGTATTGAATGAGCGTGACCGTTAAAGTGTCAGGCTTAAAAGAATTACAAAACGCTATGATGCAGCTTGGGAGAAAGACCCGTAATCGTATTGCGGTAAAAGCAATGCGACAAGGCGGGGCAATTGTACGTGATAAAGCACGACAGATTGCACCTGTATTAAATGAAAAAGTGCCGCACCGGCGTGCAGGTACATTGAAAAAAGCGATTTCATCTCGCACCAAAATTGGGCGAAATGGACAAACTAACACCTATATTTGGGTGAAAGGGTTACCAAACAAGCAAATCATTAAATTTAAAAGTAAAACGGGTCGTAGTGGGGCATATAACCCTCGCGATCCGTTTTACTGGCGTTTTGTTGAGTTTGGCACATCAAAAATGCCAGCTCGACCATTTTTAAGACCTGCTTTTGCTCAAAGTAAAGAACAAGCCGCACGAGCGGTCATCAATACACTCCGTACAGAAATCATCAAAGAAGGTAATCAATGACAATACAGGAAACATTATGTAAAGCATTAGAACTGTTAGTAGATGGCAATGTCTTTTTTGAAAGAATTCCAGACACTAATAAGACATATCCAGCTATTGTCTATCAATTTATTCAAATTACACCAAATTCTGCGTTAGAAGATGGCGATTTAGATGATTTTGATGTGCAAATTGATGTGTACAGTCCTCAACCTAATGATGTTTTCCGCTTGCGAAAACCAATATTTAAAGCGATTGAACAGGCTTTTGATTATGCGGAGCGTATCTCTGATTTAAGTGATTATGAATCAGATACAAAACTCTACCGCCGATTAATTAGCTATCAAATCGCGTATGGAGACTAATATATGACAACAATTACTACCCCATTCCAGGGGACAAAATTCTATATCGGCACGGGCTTAGAAACCAAAAAAGCAATTACAGCATGTACTGTTACCCCAGCGGCGACACTTACAGTAGCAAGTAGTGGTGTAAAAGCAGGTGATTGTATCAAAGTATCAGGATTGGGTGCATTAGATGGCTATTATCCAGTTAAGTCAGTACAAACTGACAGCATTACCTTAGCGGATGAGG